GGACAGGGCAAAAGAAAAGGGAGACAAGTAACATGGCAAATTTTGGAAGTATTATTGAGTGGGTGCTCCGGCTCGAAGATCGGACGCTTGCAGGAAAGACGGAGGACTTGGGCGACGGCGCCGGCCTTACGCGGTTCGGACTTACGACCCGGGACGAGGGCAGCGTACTTCCCAAGTGCTATTGGGTTGACGACCCTCCGACGGTGAGGGCCAGTAACGAGGTCGCTCTCGAGATGGCCAAACAGGTCTACTACGATCGGTACTGGACCCCCATCCACGGCACACAGATCGCCTCAGACGAGCTTGCGGCCACTCTTATGTCCTTTGCTGTCAACGACGGGGTAGAGACGGCTGTGAAGCTCCTACAGGGTGTTCTGCACATACTGGCGGACGGCCTGGTCGGTCCTGCGACTTTGACTGCCGTCTCAGAACAAGACGCAGAAGGGCTCGCGGAGCGTCTCCGGGACGCCCAGGAGGCCCGATATCTGGCGATCGAGGCCCGAAAGCCACAAGATGTCAAGTTTCACGATGGGTGGCGGAAACGGGCTTACGTTCGGTATCCGGATTTGCCGTAGTAAGTTGTTGAAAACAAAGGTAGTTATAGGTTAGAAATCGGGCCACGCCGTAAGTTGTTGGTTTTGTGGAGGGATAGAGTGCGCTATCAATATGCTTGTGTTAAGTGTGGAAGTTCGGTTCATAAGCCGAAAGTCGAGATGGCCGAGAAGAAATTCGTCCATGGGCTTCACGGCTGGACCTGTCCAACCTGTGGCCCGACGAAGGTAAAGAGGATTTTATGCCCACCGTCGCAGAATTAGTTGAAGCCTTCAACAATAAAGCGCCGTGGCACCGCCCCAAAGAATCTGAGTAGCACCTGGAGAGGCCCCGATGCCGGTTTACGAGTTTTTGTGTCCAGTTTGTACGAAGAAGTTTGAGTTGATGATTTCGTTTGAGCAAAGTGAACGATCCAAGCAGCCCTGTCCCAATTGCGGGCGTGTTCGCAGAGTTGAAAAAGTTCTGTCTCGTCCCGGGTCTCCGATCTTAGTCGGCAGTGGTTTCCACGCGAACGACTATTCGGCCCCCACAAAGTAACTACCCCGTTCGCTGTTTGCGAACAACGAAGGGCGAATTCCTCCATTCGCCCTTTTTCTTTTGTTATATCATTCCTCGACGATTTGAAGATTTTTAGTTGGAGTATATTTTATGACCCTCCAAGGTTTTAAGAAAATGGTTCGTGAAATTCACAGCGAGCCTAACGGTGGAACTCTATCGTGGGGTCGCTGTGCCTCGACAGGAACGTTGATTGCAATTTTGATATATGTCGGGCACATTGTGTTTCATTCGCACGCGCTTCCTGATTTGGCGGGTGCCAGCGCCTTTGCAATCTCTCCGTACGCGGCAAACCGGGTTGCAACGGCTGTGCAGTCGTTCAGCAGCAATCCAGTAACGCCGTCGATCGATCCTACAAAGGTGTAATCATGTCATTTGAAAGCAAAGCACAAAACGCCTGGGCTCACACCAAGAAAGGAACCGAAGCACTCGGCGGTCCAGAGAAAGTAAAAGAGTGGGAACAAGCAACAGATTATTCAAGTCTCCCGAAGCGTAAAAAGCATCCGAAGACCAAGGCGCCAGCGGCGCCCGTACAACGAATGAGACACACGGCAACGCCGCGGTGAGGAAACGATCATGCCACAAAATACAGCAAAAGATGACGGCGGAGTAAGTAAGAAAGTTGCGGATGCCAAGAAAGCTTTGGATACTGCATGGAATTCTAAAGTGTCAGGCAGACGGCCGCCTGTTCCAGCAGCTCCCGGCGTTGCAGCGCCGAAGGAAGATTCTAAGCCTGCGGGAAGCAAAGGTCTGCTTGGTCCCGAAGGTGTTGATCTTGAAGGATCCGTGCATGGTGTTGAAGAGCGTAACAGGCAAATGGAAGGAGTCAAGGACTTGCTGGCTCCACAGAAAATGCACGATGGCGGAAAAGTCAAGGAAAGTGGAGTGAAGGATTTAGAGAAGGGCGAAACCGTTCTTCCAAAAGACAAAAACAAAGCGGAGAAACTAGCCATGGAACATCTAGGAAAGAAAGCCAAGGGCGTTATGTCCGCGGCAGTTGAAGAAGAGGAAGCGGAGCCCAAGGAAGAAGAGAAGCACGAAACCAAGAAAGAAGAGAAGGCCGAGGGCAAGCACAAAGGCGAAAAGAAACCGGCTGGCAAAAAGCATGTTGGATTCCACGGATACACCCACAAGGGTGGTCACGCGCTTCATCATGTGTTTGATGATGGTTCGAGCGAGACGCATAACTTCGCGCTCGGCGATCACGCAGCCCTAGGCAAGAACATTACGGATATGCTCGGTTCACAAGGCGAAGAGCCAGCCGAGGGTGGAGCAGGTGGTGGTCAGGGTGGAGCATCCCCGGAACCGGCCGCGTTATAAACGAAATTGATGTACCGTGAAACGGCTCGGATTGGGCCCTTCCGAGGTCGCGAATATGTCGGAACCAATTTGGACTATTGATTATTTACTTAACGAGGGTAAAGCCGAAGCTGCAAAAGCCGGCGACCAATTGTCTATCAAGCATTTCTGGAAAGTGGCAGATCGTGATCTTGCGGGCCCCGCTCCGAAAACGTTTGACGAATTAGTTATACGCGCGAAGAATTACATCACGTTTGATATGGTGATGGCTGCATATGGTGAAGCAGGTTCTAATGAGAACATTGATTCTTCGATTCGGCGATTGGAAATTTTAGGCCTTAAGCACAAAGGAAAAGATTCGAGCGGCAAAGATTTGTGGGTAGATCAGAAAAAGTGTCCAAGCTCAACGTCAACGACGGATTTCTTGAGATTCATGTGCCGGACGAATTTGTTGTTTCTGGGCCGTGAGATTTTCAACAAAGACTTCACATTCCTAACGCACGCGCCTGTCTGTAATTTTTTCGTGCAGAAGGATCCGTCGAAGAAGATCGAAGAGCAGGATGAGACGAAAGAACGTCTTTTGCTGTATCCTCGCGGAAGTTTCAAGTCTACGATTAACGTGGTTGATTGCGTGCAGTGGTTTATCAATCTTCCAAACATTCGTATTTTGATTCTTACGGCCGAGTCTGGTTTGGCGGTCGCGTTCATTGGGGAACTTAAGAACTATTTTCTGGTTCCCGATAATGCGGATGGCACGATTTTTCAGAAATTATTTCCAGAGTGGAATCTCACTCGCAAGAATGAAGGCATCGAGGACGAATTCATTTGTCCTTGCCGAACAGTAGGCGACGAAAAGAAAAGGGATCCATCGGCTTGGGCATCATCGATTCTATCGAACTTGCCGGGTTGGCACTGCGATTTGATGAAGGGCGACGACGTCGTTAACGACAAGAACACCGATACTTCGATGCTCGTAGTCAAGGTGATTCGGAAGATCAATTATGCCGAGTCGCTGGTTGACCCAGGCGGATACAAAGACCTTCTGGGAACGCCGTATGCTCCTGGTGATTTGTATGCTCATACAGTCGAAAGCGTTTTGCATCCGGGCGATTTGAAGGTTTTGATTACTCCGGCTCGCTGGTTGCGGCCCGAGATGATTCACAAGGATGAGCGTGATTGCACGCCAGCCGATTATGAGTTGTTGTTTGAAAAAGACAAGACCGGTCGCGTGAAGTTGGATCACAAGTTTCTCGACAGGAAGAAGAAGAAAGACATAGCGGTCTATCTCTCGCAGTACATGTTGAGTACGGCGGGCACCCGTAAGATCAAGTTCACGGTGGATCTTATGCTCCAGCGGACGGTTGGGTTGAACGCCATTCCGCATCAACTTCAGTACTATATCATTTGGGATTTTGCGTACGCAGTAAACCAGAAGAACGATTATTCAGTCGGTGCCGTGGTTGGCCTTGACATAGAAAATCGTGTGTATGTAGTGGAAATTTTTAGAGACCATTATCTTGACAATGATCTGGCGAAAGAAATTGCTTCGTCATTTCAGAAATATCACCCGCGTCTGGTTCTGATCGAGAACTCGAACGGGGCCCAGTTTTTGGAGCGCTCAATTCGTCAGTACGCCTTAGAGGCAGGAACTGAGTACATCCCGTTGGACTTCTTCAAGGTTGATCGTTCTCCGAACGCTAAAGCGTCCCGTGTAGGTGCCCTACAACCGCTTCTTTACGGGGGACAGTTATTCTTTTTGAACACGATTTCGTGTCTTGAAGATCTCTACAAAGAGTTTAAAGATTTCGGGACTTCGCTTCATGACGACATTCCGGATACGATCAGTCACATTCATCGAATCATTCCGACCGGAACCACGGAGCCCGGTGGCCCTGGCGGCAGAGACCGTCAGAAGGAATTCGATCGCATTCTCCGCGAGAAAGATTTTTATGACCTGATATTTGGGCAGGGTGATTATGCTCCAGGAACGAATGAGTTACCTATTGTTCCAGAACCCGGCACCGGCGACACAGCCGGTGAAGAGCTCTACGACCCATACACCCCGATAGGATTCAAACGATAGAGGAAACACAATGGCACCAGTTCTACCTCTCCCCGGTACGTCGAGCTCGGGGCTGCTGAACTTCAAGGAAGTTTTCAGTCCTGAGGAAGTAAGTGATGATGTTGCGCTAAAACTGGTTACTCTGGACTCGAAATTTACCCGCGCGTGGATTGAAAGCCGTTATTTCAATATTCGGTGGATAGAAATCGACCTGTTGTACCAATCGCCCCCGACGCTTCGCGTTTGGGAAGGCACCTCGATGCCCAAGGCGAACATCGCCAAATTTACGGTTGCGACGCACGTCAATGCTATCAATTCGAAACTTGTAGGCGGAATGTTCTATGAAGAACCTCCGTTCAAACTTGAATCTCGTTCTAGCATTTCAGCTAATATGGCGCGTGCTATTCAAGAACTGACGGCATATCAGTTGGATCAAATGAATTTCAAGCAGGAAGTAAAGTATGGGCTTTTCTCCTGTTTGCTCAATGGCACCGGTATTTGGAAGTGGGGTTGGAAAGATCGTTACGAAACCGATTGGGATTTCCAACCGGTTCATGAATCTCTCACAACTACAGGCGCAGACGGAAACATTGAGGAATTACCGACGCCCGACCAAGACAAGTTTCGTATGGTCAGAACGGAGCGGCTGGTATCGCATCCGTATTTCGAGAATTGTGACATCCGCACGGTCCTGGTGGACCCGGGTACGCGCGTTCCCGATATTCGTGAAGCCAAGTTCGTCATTCATGAATTTCCGGTCACGTATCGTGACATAATTAAGTGGAAGGACGAAGTTTACTACAACGAAAAGAACGAACCGATTTATCGCTACAATTTGCCAGACGAATCGACGATTAGATCTTGGTTCGAGACGCCCGCGGCAGCCGACCAAAGTCAGGCAATCGCCGGTCAGAATATGACTTCGGGCCAGAATAATACACAGTTTGTGCAGCACGCGGCTCCTTTGTTTGCGAAGACGACCGACGATCCTCTCAACGAACCTTTGCTTATTCAAGAACGTTGGGACCGCGACAAGATTATCACAGTCCTGGCCGGTCAGCGCGTCATTCGTAATGAGCCAAATATGTTTGGTTGCATACCGTTCTATTCTGTGAACTGGTGGATGATTCAAGATTGTTTCTGGGGCATCGGCCTCGGGACCGCGCTCGGCGGCGAGCAGCGGCTGCAGCAAGGGTTCATCAATGCGGTTGCCGATATCGGCACTCTGTCAGCCAATCAACCGATAGTCCGTTCGCGCGGCGCCAATATTAACACGCAGCAAGTCCGGGCTCGCCTGGGCGGCTTCATCGACGTTGACGGAGACGCAACGAAAGCGCTTCATCCGCTGGACCTTCCAAAGATTCAGCAAGAGTTATTCCAGGTGGTCGCAGCTTCCGAAGCGCGTACCGAATCGACTTCCGGCGCCAATGAAATGCTTACCATGGGCGCGTCTAAACCTAGCGGTCGAGGCTCTTCGATGGGGCGTACAGCTACAGGCGCAGGCGGCATGATGCAAGCGGCCGTAGATCGTATCGGCGGATTGGTTGAAGACTTCAACCGCCAGGTGTTCCAGCCGTGGCTGTGGAAGATCTACGATTTGAATCGTATGTTCCTTCCGGCCTCGGTGTACAAAGAAATTCTAAACGAACAACTCGGAAAAGATTACAAGGCCAGCTTCCGTGACTTCATGGGCAGTAAGAATGGCATCAAGCGGTTCAGTGTGCTCGCCGGCAGCCACATGGCGGCCCGTCAGCAGATGGCCCAGTCCATGCCGCTGATCATGCAGTACTTCACGAACCCGGCCCTCGCAGGTCAGATCGCAGACATCAATGGCGAGTACATCGCCTTCTCCGAATTGCTCCACATGCTGACAGACGTCAGTGGTTATGGCAGTTCGCAGTATTATTCGATCTTTCGTCCGTTGACTCCGGAGATGAAGGCGCAACGTGCTGCTAACAATCCGGCAGCGGCCAAGATGGCAGCACAGAAAGCCAACAACGATCAAAAGTTCCAGGCAAAATCCCAGTTACAGGATCAGGCGTGGACACAGCGTGCGGCGGGGGATATTATCCGCCACTCTCTCGAAAAAGCCGGAGAACCAGAAGCAGTAACCGGAGAACCCGGGGGCCCAGGATTTGGTGGCAATGCCGAAGGCATGCCAGCGTAATAAGTAAAATTTTTAAGGAGAAATAACATGTCACGATTTGCATTCATTCCCCGGACGCTGACAAGCATCGGCGCACCGGTTCGGTACGACGTAGTTGAAGGAGGTGCCGGCTCAAACGGTGGTGGACGGCGCGTAGGACGAATTATGTACGATCCTATTCAAGATGGATGGGGTTTTGTGCTTGATTCAAAGGTTCCT